CCCAGAAGTCAACTCGTAACTCTGAGATGTTGTTAGTACCGCCTAGCGGAGTAGTGTATTTAACGAGATAGTCCCAAGCTACACGCTTTGCTTGTCCATAGGTAGGCGCAATGTAAGCGTATCTGGGAGTTTCTTTCTCGTTTAGCACCGCCTCACGGATTAAGTGGTTAAGTGCTGCAACAGTCTTACCAAACCTACGATGTGCAACTACTACTGCAAAGCGTTTGCCTTCCAGTAACTCGTGAACCTTTAGTTGGTGTTCCCTTGGCTTATAGGGAATTTCTATTACTTCGCCCATGTAACGATGTGCTGAAGTGGTTGGTCAGAGTCACCGCTTATGGTTACTGAAGCCATATCAGGCATTGATTTACGCAAGAGTATCTCAATAGCCTTCATCCTTGTAGGACTTATCTCATCATCATTTACACCAAGTGCATGATTTTGCAAAACATTTAGTAATTGACTTACTTGAATCTTTTTGCGTACATCTTCCTGATGAAGTTTGTTTATTGGTCTTCCGACTTGTGCCATTTTGTTTGACTCCTCTAGGGTTGGTCAAGTTAGTATCTACTCACAACGAGTAGAGTTAGTATATCACTTGCCTTTTTTCTTCATTACTTTTTTAGCAGAACTAAGAGCAATGGCAACTGCTTGTTTAGGGTTGGAAACCACTTTACCGCCTTTACCAGAGTGCAGAGTACCTTCTTTGTACTCACCCATTACTTTGCCAACTTTCTTCTGACCAGCTTTTGTCATTTTCATGTTAGTCACCATTTAACCTTGTTAGCCCAATACGCTGCACTCATCTTACCCTTGGCAATGTTCTCAGCGTGACGAGCCTTGAACGCTTCGTTACGCTTCGTGCCATCAGGTGAGCCTTTAGCCCCTTGTTGACCAAAGCGAATAAGTTTTACATCCTCACCAGATTTAGCCAAAACAGCGTGAGATTTAGTGGGATGGTTAGGAGTAGCTTTGGGCTTGTTGTAGCCAGAAAACTGCTCAGAACCTCGTTTAATCATTTCTTCTTAGCAGTCTTAGCTGCTTGCTTAAACGCATCCGCAGTCGGTGCGCCTTTTGAGCCTACCTTACGCATACGCTCTGGGGTTTTCCCAGCAGCCTTTTGAGCCTCGATACGCTTCTTCTTTGCAGCGATATTTGCGTACAAGCCCATCATTTTTTTGGCTTCTTTGCTTTGTTCTTTGCAGTACGCTCACCACGCTCAGGCATTGGCTTAGGCTTCTTCTGCATCAATTTCTGCATCATTTCCATCGCTTGTTGGTTTGTCGTTCCCATCATATTCATCCTCAGTTATTGGCCCACCACTAATCCATGCCTCACAAGTTCTCTTGGAAGCACACTTAAAATCAAACACTTCGCAATAGCCTAAGTCGCCAGCATCAATGACTTCCCAAGCATCCATCTCTGTGCCGTTCATTTCCAAGCCACTCTCAATGCAAGCAAGCATCTTAGGTGTTTGAATGAAAGCAGCGCAGTTACCGCAACGAGACTTTTTAGCCTGTGCAGGTGAGATTCTCCAAGCCTTAGAAATATCACGCCAGTAATCAGCGTTTGGCTCGTTAGGATTCATTGGGCCATAGTTCGCCTTGTCGATGGCTTTCTGACGACACTCAAGATTGACTTCTACGTCACCTGTGGCAACTGGACACGCTTCGCCCTTTTTCTCTTGGCTTTGTATCTCAATCTCAATTTTTACGGATGGCTCTAATAATCCAGACATAGGTGTCCCTAGGAGTTTGTCTCATTATCTCATAAAAAAAAAGAGGGAACAAGTCCCTCTAAAGTCTCAATGGCAACTGAGTGCGTCCATTGTGCGCTATCTGAAAAGATTTGCAAGCGTTAGATTTAAAACATCCATCTCATCTAACTTCATTACCTTCCAAATCCTAGCCTGTCCGTGTATGCCATTAAATGAACCCTGATGGCAATCCTTACATAAAGGAATACATAAGTATTGATTATGTTGGACAATATGGTGTGCATCGCTTGGGCCAGAAGCATTGCAGACCCCACAAGGCATTTCTTTAATCTTTGCCAAGTGGAGTCGTTCCCTGTTATTGGGTCTGTTGTTCATGCTTCTCTTACATAAACACTAAAACTGGCAGCAGTATCGCCAAAAGGTAATTGCTCTATTTTTTTGGCAATACGCTCTCGTTCTTGTTGAGCAATCAGATAGGCAAAGCGTTCAAGCATCAATTGACATTTATCAATCTCACCATCATAGAAGCCAACTTCTAGGGCTATGCGAATAACGTCTTCTCTATTCATACCAAACCCCTATGAAATAAACCACCAACCACCAAAAAGTCGCTAGTGAAAGAACAGTTAGTCGCCAAACTGCCTGTTTACTCAGCCTCGTACGCCATGATTTTTGCATGGTCAGCTTCCTCCAAGATGTGCTTTGCAAGACGCATACATCCCTCAATCTCTAATTCCTTAAACTGCTGGTCAGTAAAGATGCCCATGACGTTACGTCCTTCAAACCAGACTTCATCAATGTTCTCGTTGTAAGTGCCTTCTTCGTCTGTCTCGTATGTCATCACGACAGTAACGATTACAGAGCCTTCACCAGTAGTTGTGTCAAATTCGTATTTCATTTTGTAGTCCTTAAAAGTGGGGGACTAAGTCCCCTATTGATTTACTTGAAATTAAAACCTTGAGCAATTTCCATTGCTTCTTTAGCAGTTCTGCCAAAGTACAAGTGACCACTTTTACCTTCAACTGCCCAATCATTGATGCCAACCTCAATTTGCTGCTCAAGCGTCATGTCGTTAAAACTTGGGTTGTGAACTTCGTATGCTTTAGTCATTGTCTTAATCCTTAAAAGTACCCTTGAGAATTTCTTGGGCTGAGTGAAGTATAGCAAACTAAACAGACTTGTGCAATTTATTTACTAGGTACTTTCCCTACTCCGTAGTTTTTACGCCAAGACGCTCACTAGCTTGCTCACTTCTCCAAATGTCGGCTTTCATCTGGGCAGCAGTCAGCATCCACTTTAAGGTTTCCTCTTTTTCGATGGCAATCATTAGCCCCTTGAGCAAATCAGCATACTCAATGTGGGCATAGGCTTCACGCTCTTGAGCCACGGCAGAATCTATCCCTCTGGCTAACGCATCCTTCATCAATAGAGCCTTCTTGGTTTTTCGGAACTCCTCAAGGTAAATTCTTTGTGCTTTAGCCTCCGCATATTTGCATGAATTTTCAATGATGTATTCGATGGCTTTATAAGGTGCTTTCACTTAACTACCCCAATCATTCTTAGTGCTGCCTCTGGGCAATCTATTCTTGCCAAGGTACTACCTGACCAATTCTCGAAAAAATCGGCTTGTAGCTTCGTTAAACGCTTTTTAGAGTCCGTTTTAATCTCCACCAGAAAGGTGTGACCCTTGTAGCCAACCAGCAGGTCAACTGGTAAGCCAATAATCCAGACATATGCCCCTGCACCACGCAAGGCAGAAACTATCTGGTCTTGGTTAGCGTCAACTCTTGCTGCTCTCCTCATTTCGTAACCTCGTCATTCTGTCCCTCAAAAGCAAAGTATCTGACTTTCCTCTGATTCGTTCCAAGTCCACGCACACACCCTGCCACCAGAGCAACGCTTTGCTTGAGCCAATCGTCAATTTCTTTTGGTTGAATCTGCGTATCCACTCTCTCGCTTCGCAGTCCTTGAAGTGTTCTAATTCTGCAGGAGTCATTTGTAGGCCATTCAAAGTGATTCACTTAGGATTCTCCATGCTGTTGCAGCGCACAATGGCACTTGTCCGTTTCCAATGGCTTTAAGTCTGTCCACCCTATTGGCCACCCCATCAACCATTCGTATAGGCTCGGGTTTATCGAATGTGGAATGTGAGTCCCATTCTTGATTGCATTTTTGTACGCTCCAGAACCGCCTACATTCCCTCCTCCACTCGGAGTCGTTGGTGTTGGCCATGTTGAAATTCTTTTCTTCAAGGCTTTTCTGCTGTTGCTCCCACCATCTAATCCTGTTGTGTTGGGCGTGTGAAAGAAATTTTGGTTGTCTGGCAACAATCCAGATTCGCTTCCTTTCATGCTTCGCTCCAACGTCTGATGCTCCCAACACTCCCCATCTCGCATCAAACCCCATTGTGGCCAAGTCTCCAAGAACTCGTCCAAGTCCCCTAGAAGTGAGCATTGGTGAGTTTTCCACGAATACGAATCTGGGCTGTACTTCGTGAATGACCCTTGCCATTTCTCCCCAGAGTCCTGACCTTTCTCCGTCAAGTCCTGCGCCTTTTCCTGCGGCACTAATGTCCTGACAGGGAAATCCACCTGAGATGACATCGACTTTTCCTGCCCAAGGCTTTCCATCGAATGTACAAATGTCGTCCCAGATAGGGAATCTAGGTAAGAATCCATCAGCTTGCCGTTGCAGTAAAACTCTGCGTGGGTAATCTTCGATTTCAACGGCACACACAGTTCTCCATCCGAGCAAATGTCCTGCAAGGATTCCTCCCCCCCCCCCGCAAATAATGCCAACTCATTCATGACCTGCCTTTCATGTTTTGCATAATCAGACGAATGTGGTCTGGCAATGGTGCAGCCTTTTTCGCATCAGCTTTAATCTTTTCCAAAGCAGGGTCAGGCTCATTTCTGCTCGGAACTGTGAGCCTCACAATGTCGGCAGGGTTTTGCTTTGGTGCGTTAGTGCTTCTCACCCAATTACGCCAAGTAGCAAACCAATCCAGCTTTACACCCTTTTGACCTGCTTGAGCTATCCAGTAATCCTTAAACTGGTCAAAGGTTTTTACAGGGCTAAGTTCTGGGCGTTCTGTTTGACAGAATTCTTCCCATTCTTTTGGAAAACTAAAATCAGAAGCGAGGCGTTTGCCGAGTGTCTTCTTCTCTTGGTTCTTGGTTAATGGTTGTTGGTTATTGGTTGGTTGAACCTCTGTTGAACGCTCGTTTAACGTCTGTTCAACGCTCGTTGGATTCTTGTTCATCGCTCGTTTAAGTGCTGATGCTTTTCCAGCCTTAGAAGCAGTAGTTAATTGCTGTTTGTAATGTTCAAGTTCTTTGTCGCATCTAGTGTGATTCCAACATTTATTCTGCTCATCAAGAATAAAGAACATCTCTAAAAGACCCTCAAGAACAACTTGGTTGTCCCTTGTTCCTGTCTTCATGCCAAGTTCAAATAAATTGTTTGGCAATGGCTTTTCAGAGTCGTAATAAAGCCAAATTAACTTGAGATAAATACCGATTTCTTCATTGGTCAAGAACGATGTATCCTTGATGAAGTCACCAATATGATGCTGATAGTAGTGCATAGAATTTCCACTTTAAAAGCCACTTAAAAAGAAAGAAACCTCGGCAGGGGAAAAAGTGGGAACCCTTTTCAATGCGCTCATGACTTCGCATCTAGCCGTGTTTCAAAACATTGTATCAAATAAACTGGTTATTTGTAATATCTTGTGAAAACGATTTGCCAAGCAATCTTTTAGCTTGTGCGTTCATAACCGCATATTCAGCCTTAGAAAAGATACCCTTGGCATTGCGAATGTCGAATGGGTTTAGCTTGTCGTAAGGCTCATCATTGGCAGCCTTTTGAGCCTCAATCATATGTGGCTCTAAGGTGTACTGAGAAACCCAAGAACGTCCTAACTTAATTTTCCCAATTTTTAATTTCTTCTTGTAACTCATCTTGGTGCAACAAGCTGCAATAGATAGTCTTGGTATGCCTGTTAAATCCTCTAGTTGGTAGGATGTTAGTGGGCCGTTTTGTAGGCATCGGATAACTGCTTCTTGTGTCATTTGAACCACTCTGGTCTGAGTTCTTTAAGTTGATAAATTCGTAGAGGAGGAATGGTCTTCCATTGGTGAACGGCAGACCTTTCTATTCCAAGTATTCTAGCAAGCTCACTCTGTGAGCCAGCAAGTGTGATAGCAGTTTGTTTATCCATCTAAACAGTATAGCAAAGAAACTATTTGTTGTTTTTAGGGAAAACACCTACATAAATATCTTGCAATCTGTTAAGAACTCTCTACAATCCGTCTCAGCCCACAACAAAACGTAAGTGGGTATTTTTAAGGAAATCAAAATGAAAAGTAAGATTATTCAGACGCTAGTTGAGTATGTGTTAGCCATCGTTATCTTTGGCGGTATCGGTGTACTACTGGCTTGGAGAGGCTAATGAACACACACTACCTAACCCATGTCCGTAAGATATTCCGCACCTATGATGCCCCTCCAGAGGTCATTAGAAGCTACCAAAAGCAATGGGTCAAGTCAGTACGCCAGTTGGGTGACAAGTGGCTTGTAGCAAAGCCTATCGAAAGAATCCAATGATTACAAGACAAGACGCAATCAAAGATTTATCGCATGGTGACTACTGCTGCTACTGCACAGAACCTAAAACAACTGGCTCATGCTGTGGAGAAAATCACTTCGTACCTTTTGAGGATTTATACGATGATGACAAAGAAGCAATGATTGAAGAATATTTAAGTAAAGGAAAATGAAATGGTACACAAGAAGTTAATGCAAGCACGAGTGGAACTACAAGCAATGCCACTCAAGAAGTCTGGTCACAACAAGTTTGCTGGCTACAACTACTTTGAGTTAGGAGACTTTCTCCCTCAAGTAAACTCAATCTTTAATCGCCTTGGTTTGTGCAGCGTAGTGTCGTTTGACGCTGAATATGCAAGCCTGACAATCACAGACGTAGATGATGGAACTTGTATTGTGATTACAAGCCCAATGGTTGAGGCAAACATGAAAGGCGCATCACCCATTCAGTCCCTTGGCGGTTGCCAGACGTATCAACGGAGATATTTATATTTATGCGCTACTGACCTCGTAGAGGGGGATAGCTTTGATGCTTCCGCACCTATCAAAGAAGAAAAGATAATCATCACGCCTACTCAGGGTGCAATGGATACCATCCCAGAGGATGAACAGAATTATCTCAGAGAGTTAGCAATGGAGTTAATTGCTCTCTGTGAGAAAGAAGAACCTAAGAGTGCTTGGGTGAAGTTGGAAGCAGAGAACTTAGATAGCGAACAGAAAGTTGCTCTTTGGACATTGCTTCCTAGTAAAGTAAGAAGTGCGTTAAAGAACGCTAAAGGATAAATATGGAATACGATAATACAAACCGAGGAAGTCTTTTTAAGAACGATAGAAAAGACGATGCTAAGTTTCCTGATTACAAAGGCAGCTTAAATGTAGATGGGGTAGAATTCTGGCTATCTGCTTGGCTAAAGGTCAGCAAGGATGGGGCTAAGTTTATGTCCCTGTCTATCAAGAATAAGAACGCTGACGCTTCTTTAAACAAGCCAACAAAGCCTAAAAAGGCTGAGTTTGATGATTCGGATATTCCGTTCTGATTACGAGGGGAAAGTTGTGCAAAGAGTCTTTTAGGCTTGCAGACGAGCAATGAGTACCCTCACCACTATGAGGAATCAGTATGCAACCCATACTGACTTCCGTGATTTCCGAGGAGTAATTCCCGAAAATACGCATTTCTTGCCTAGCAACATAGACATGATTTGCGAGAGAAAGGGACACTTCCTAATCGGAGAGTGGAAGAAACCTAACGAGAACATGGCTACTGGTCAGCAATTGCTACTCAAGGCTTTTGCTCAAGTTCCTAAATTTACTGTGTTAGTCATCATTGGTAACACAGACAACGAACAAACAGAAGTTGGAGATGTGTTCCAAGTTGTTCTAGGTAAGTGTGTAAGGATAGGAGAGGGTCTTAATTTTCTCAAAGACTTTTATGTTATGTGGTACGAATTTGCAAATACGAAAGGATAGTTATGTCTTATGCAGCAGTAGAAATAAAAATCATACAATGGTCTGAAGCTAGGAAAATTATTCCTAACAGCACCCCAGAAGTTCAGCTTCTAAAAGCAATGTCAGAGATGGGAGAACTAGCAGATGCCACGATTAAACATGACAAAGAAGCTGTTATTGACGCTGTTGGTGATGTCATGGTCTGCCTTATTAACTACTGCGCTTTACAAGATATTCAGCTAGTAGATTGCATGGAAGTTGCCTATGACCAGATTAAGAATCGCAAGGGAATTCTTTTGCCGAATGGAGTTTTCCAAAAGGATACTACTTAGCCAACAAGTACAGACCCACGTTTGAAAAAGCGTAACCTGCATACACCACCGCCATGCTTGGGTTTCCTCTGTAAAGTTGTTCAGCAGCAATGTAGGCGTAGATGCCACCAGTTAGGATGATTAACCAAGCACTCAAAACGCAGAAACGTCTATAACGTCCCCTCTGAACTGAATCATGTCCTCGTCAAACTTATGCACAAGTTCTGGCCATAGTAACTGTCCGTTAAAGAAGTTCAGTACCGCAAAGCCAGACCTGTGATTATTTGGGTTTATTTCAGCATAAGTAAATTGTGGGCCATCAGTCTCAGCCAGCGTCCCCGTATCTACACCATATCGAATCCCGTTATAGTCGTTAAATGGAGTGACTTTAAGGCTATGCAAGTGTCCAGTAACTATTGACACACCAGCGTTAACTGTATTGTTATGAGTAGCGTGAACACCACTCTTATATCGGTGCTTAATAATCACATCCTCTGTAGGCCATACCGCCCAACAGAATTCCCAATCAAGGAAGTGGTCTGTCAGCTTAAATCCCAATACTTCTTTAAATTGTGGTGCATGTTGCGCTAAACGATTACCAAACCTAACATCGTGATTTCCCCATGTCCACAGTAGCTTTACATTGTGCCTTGCTGCTTTAGCTACTTCCTCAATCTCACCCAACGCAGCTTGCGTAGATTTTAGTTCTTGGATAACAGTAGTCGCTGGTTGTTCAGTTACGTCATGCCTTGATATAGACGCACCATCAAACGCATCTCCGTTACAGATGATTGCGCGGGGCCTGAACTCTTGGATAGCCCATAGAAGCCCTTTAAAGGCTGTTGTACGCTGACTAGGAATGAAGTGAGCATCTGAGAACACAATAACTGTTCCGTCCAGTATGCCAAGTTCTACTTGCTTTAAGGGAGAGAAAGACTTGGGTCTGTTTTTGTTATACAAATCACCTCGATGGTCTTTCGCATTGAGGGTCATGTTGTATTCTTTTTCAATCCACCTTCTGCGTAAGTGGACTGCCCTGTTATTTATACCAAGGTGTTCTGCCATTCTTTGTGCAGATTGAAGTTGTCCCCATAACTGGATAAACTCCATGTCGGTACAAGTCTCATTATGTGCGCCCATTGGAATCCTTAGAGAGTAATTTTTCTAACAGATTGATAACCCTATGTTCTTGCATTTCAATTTCATCTTGAGATGATTTGGGGTCTTGTGCCACAGTCATTAAATCGTGCAGAAACACATGAAGCAACTCATGCAAAGCAGTCATGTCTATGCTTTCTGGTGTAATTTTCTCAGCACCAAAGTCACCCAAACGATAAACAGCAAGTCTTGCAGCAGGTGTAAATTCAACAGAAGCCATTGCTGCTTTAGCTGGCTTTATGCCCTTCTCAATTCTCCAATCACCCAAACTCAGCACTTGTTGCCACTTTTTGACACTTTGTGCGAACAGTTCTGCGTGTTCTGGTGTAGGAATGTTAGGCATTTCAACACCTTATACAGTATTTATGACAATTATATTTAACTTGTTAAAACCTGTAAGGCTTCGTTTATGTGCTTTATGCGGTCTTCAAGACCAATAAACCCACCATTTATCTTCTTTGTTAAAGTTTTGTAATCTTGAGAATCAGCATACTGATTTAGCTTATGGGTGTTCCAGAACCACCCTGCTGTCATTGCAGCGTATCTAGGCGTAGCTACTAAATCTGGCTGCATTACAAAGTCTTCACCACAGGCTTGACCTGCATGGAAGTAGTTTGCGTGACCTGTCAACTGGATACACCCTCTGCCTCGGAAACGATACCCATCCCCAGACGCTTCATCCCTGTTACCCATACGAGAAGAATAGACTTTGTTAGCAATCTTCTTAGGATTCCTAGCGTACTCGTTAGCTATCTCAATTGTTGGAAACCTAGACTTCCACAACTTCATCAGGGTTTCAGCACGATAATTTAGGTTTTCCTCAAGGATTCTAAAGTTAGCACACTCATGCCCACATTGCCCAATGAAAGCAGCTTGTCTAGCAGGTGTAGATATATCGAAACGCTCAAAAGTCTCGTTAAGTGCGTCAGCCCACACAGGGTCAATGTGCATCTTTTTAAGTTGGTCAGGGCTTACCATTTAAGAGATTCCTTACTTCGTTATATGAGTCCACACAAGCATTGAGCGCAATAGTATTTCTATCACCCTGTGCAACTATTTCTGCAATGGCATCGATGGTTGCTCTTTCGGCATCAGAAGCTCTGTCAGCCTGTCCGTCAGGTTGACTGGTTGCTTTTGTATCTGCGGAGGCAACGGAGGAACTTGTGGAGGCTTGTACGTTACTGGAGGGGCAGAGGCGCAACTTGCCAGCACGATTGGCAACAGCAAGAGCAGTAGTTTTTTTGTTGATAGCATCATTGGCTTCCTGTAGTTTGGCAGATTGTTTGTTAAGTTTCTCACCCATGTTTTGCTCTATCTGACGAGCTTCTTCATTCTTTTGGGCAATGGCTATCTTCATGTCTTCATCACGCTCTAGCCATCCGTAGTGGTGTCCAACTTGGTATGTACCAAAGAGAGATACCATAACGCCAATGATTAACCAAGGCAAAGGAATTGGAAACATTACTCAGCCTCTTTTCTTGCGTTAGCTATTTCTTCTCTAACATAATCGTCTTCCAAGTGGTCTGGAGGCGTATCAGGAGGAGGAGGAGGAGTCCAGTTCTCATCTAGTTCTGGATTCTTCCAAACAGGCATAGCACCAAATGGCTGACTAGGCAAACCATACGCAGATTGCGGAGGCGCATAGGATGAGCCATATTGTTGACCATAACCCATTGGTTGACACATTGGCTGTTGTGGAGGCTGTTGCCTAGAAGTCATTGCTCGTTTGCCAATAACACCACCGATACCGCCTACGATAAGCAGAACAATGTCGTTCAGCATCTTGGTGTAGGCTTGGTCAATCGGGGCCATGCTTTTGATTGGCTGAGTGACAAACGTCACAGAATAGAGCAAAGAAATTACGATAAAGAAAAGAATCAGTGTGACAGCAAGCACCACAATACTCCAGACCCTAACCTCAATTTCTTCAGTTGTTAGCTTTTGTTTCTGGTTGTACATCATTGATTTTTTTCTCCAAGATTGGGGCAACCAAGTACTCAGGGCAAGTCTGAGTGAATTGGCATCTAGGTTTCTGACAAGGTTCAGCATGGAAGTTGTCTGGGTTTTGGCAAAAATAACGATATTTTTCATCGCAACCAGTTAACAGTAAAAGAAGCAATAAATATCTCATTTACCAAGTCCAATACGATTAAGTAGGAGATTGACAATTTTGTCCGACAAATCGTCAGGAAGAAACTTTAAAAAGCCTAAAAAATACAAAGCCACAAGTCCATAGACAAATATTTTTAAGCATAAGTCAAAGGTCTTTTGGTACTCATTCATCTGCCACATCTACGAGTAGTTGCACAGAATTCCATCAATTCATTTACGCCAACAAAGACGAGAAACAAAACAAAGCAGATTCCACCTATTGCCAAACCAATCTCTAATTGCTCTTGCTCTTTCTGCTTGGCTGCTTTCTCTGCTTTCTTTAATGCACTTATCTCTTTAGCATCTGCTAAGTCCATCTCTGCTTGACGAGCCTTAATCTTGTTCCAAACGTCAATCTTGCCTGTCTGCATAAAGAGCATTTTCAGTTCTTCTTCAAACGCTCTAGCCTGTTCCAAAGCCATCTCAATCTGTAGGGCAGTACCCATGTTTGAGCCTTTGCCAGACTGTTTAGCTTGAAGCATGGCTTTTGTAGCTACAGACTTTGCGTCAAATAGCTTACCAATCATGGGTGCAAGTGAGCCTAAGTCTTGAGCAACACCTGCCGCCTTCTTGACCATGCTGATAGCGGATTGAATACCCGCTAGAGCTGTGATGGGGTCTATCATTTTTTATCTACCTTTTTCCATTCAATACAGTAGACTTTTCGGTTGTACACATCGCCAACCCAAACCCACTTGACACACCTGTACTCAATAGTTACAGCCAATAAAAACGCTAGTACCATGCCCACAAAATAATGTAGGCACACCAAACAACAGTAATACAAAAAAGGACTGCGGTAGTAAAAGCCATAGCCCAATCTCTCATTTTTTAATCCAAGTCTGCCAGATAGCACCAGCAGCAATGACTAAACCACCAATCCACAAAACTGGTTGAGCAATAGATGCTATCCAGTTAAGAACCTTTACAGCACCCTTGGCAGCGTCAATAGCTTCTACCAAGTCTTTAGTGTTCTTATCTATCTCATCTACCTTTGCTTCAACAGCTAGTAGACGCTCATAGATTTGCTCATGGCTTACGTCTTTCATGGTGCATCAGGCCATGTAATAGTCCAAGGGAAACCTGTCTGCGTAGTTACATCACGCAAGGCTTGACGATAGGTAGCCCATACTGCTTTGTCCACAGGGGCATCAGCTACTTGAGTCCAATCACAGTCTTTTAGTTTCTCATCCCTTGAAGCACGAACACTCTTAGCCTGTTCAGCATCTTTAGTGGCTTTGTAAGCAGTCTCATGCTCAAGGGCTGTAGTTGTTACTCCCTCAACAGTAGTATCGGTAAACACAGGGCCAAGGATATATTTGGTGTACCACTTACCATCTACTTGCTCAACACCAGAGGCTTGAGAGTATTGGTAAACAGTACCACCAGTTGCTTGTGGGCCTTCAAAGACTACATCAGCACCCAAAGCAGTTAAGACTTCAGTTGTTGTTATGTCCCATGATGGGCCACCATTGGCTTTTGTATATGCACGAAATTCTGCTTCGTACATGACTGCGCCTGTTTGTGTTCTGATTTGCATGGTTTTTCCTTATGCGATAGCCAAGAAGATAAATGTGCCACCAGAGGCATTGATAGCGGCTGGCGCTGTTGAACTAATCTCAAATCCTGCGCTATATGTGTCTATGTAGTCGGTAGATGTTACTTCAGCGGCTGTGCTGTTGAGTAAAACGTAGGGGTCGTTACCAGCCACGATTCCTCGGGCTGTGTCCCATACATACCAGTCGCCAGAAGCATCAGCACGTTTAATGAGCACAAACCTCGCTCCTGCTGTGAATCCACAATCAACTTGTTTTGTAGTGCCTGTGCCTGTGTATGAGCCTACTTTAGAAACACCTGCACAAGTAGCAAATAAGTAGGCGACATACGTACCACCGCTTGTATTTGTGTTGTTGTAAGTAACACCAGAATATCCAACTGAAAACACAGACGCTGTGGGTTGTGTTTCATTGATTTGGCGGTTATTTCCAAGTGCGGCAGAATCTGAGTTTAAGCCTAATAAATCAAAACCAGAAGAACCCCCTATACCTGTTCCCCAAATTGCAGATGAATAAACAGTCCAACCATACGCTCCGCTACGGCTTTTAAAAATCATTAACTCTGGTACAAAACCAAGATTGTGAGTTAATGTTTGAGGACTTGCCCCCGTCCCTGTATAGCAAACCTCATCAAAGAAGCTAGGGGCACGTCTGAAGTTCCAGTAGGCCATTTGCAAACCGCTGTAACTAGAACCTGTAGCAAAACCTGTGTTACCCCAATTTCTTGAATATCCTGTAAATGTTGTCTTTTCAGCGCTAGTTGATTGAGTTGCTGAGTATGGTGAGTCCGCATCAGTATTGGTTGTAATAACTCCACGCAATCTATCCATCACCTGTGTTTCGTGAACTGCATTACTATTAGACGCAAACTGTAAATCAATAGGAAAGTTAGTTGTATTAGCCGTTCCTGTTGAGTTGCTAACAGAAATAGGACTAAACACACTAGTCCCACTTGTAGGCACTTTCATTGGGCCACGTCGGATGGCTATGTAAATCATTGTGTTGCCAGACCCATTGACATTTGCATTGCTGTCTAATACTTGAAAACCAGTTGCCGTAGGAGTTACATAAAATTGGCTATCTTCAACGCCAGATGTATTAGGAGAAAGTTTTACTGTGCTTCCACCAGTTGTGCTTGCTGTAAATCCTCTCATCGTATCTACAATAAACCAATCTTCCCCTGCTACACTTGCATTTTTAATCATTAACCACTGAGGCTCGTAGCCTAATGTTACAACAGGGCCAGTAGCGGAACCATTACCCGTATAAGACCCACACGAAATCACATTGTCTGTACCAGTAAGACCAAAGCCTCCTGCGTCATGGGCGAATAGGTAGGCTACGTATGTGCGACCAGACCCATTTATTTCATTAAAATCAGAGACACTAAATGTTGTTTCAGAAAATGGGGTAGTTCCCCAAAAATTGGAAAATCTTGTATCAACCGCACCAGTTGAATTTAATATAAGAAAATTACCTTGTGCGCCAGAAGAACGGTGATACACCATCCAAGAGTCAGCGGCACTTGTGCATTTAACAATAACCATACCGGGTGTTGAGCCAAGGCTATGGCTAATTTGCCTATTAGCGACCGCATTTCCACTATAAGTCACAACATCAAAGAACTTTGGTTGCTTGCGGAATGTCCATGAGGCAACTAATCCACCATTACTATTCGTAGCGCCATTTGCGCCAGCACGAAAGCCGTTATTGTAAAAAGCGGTTACACTTGAATCTACATCTTCAGCGTTAGTTAAATTCGGGTATATCTCTCTGCTTCGACCACCACTTAAACCTCGAACAGTATCCGATATAACATGATTGCCAACATAACTACGGCCTTTCTGCCAAATCATCCCACCTTTAGTAGATAAATCAATGCCGTTAATAATGTCTTGAGTTGATGGGTCATTGCCTGTGTAGAGGTATGTGCTGAACACATCCTCGATGTAGTTAGGCACAGCAGGAACACCACCACCAAAGGCATCGTAACTAGCCGCACCAGAAGTTGCTTGTAATGGCATTAAAATCTCCAACCTTTGCTCAAATTCTCATGAGCAGTTATTACTTGTAAATTCCAAGGAACGTGCATACCCGCTACGCCTTTGCCGTTAATTGGAACGATATGGTCAACATGGTGTTTTATACCAGTTTGGATATACCTTGCTTCAGAAACATCGTACATCTCTTGAATCATTGCTTTATCAATGGCTGTTAACCAAGATGGTGTGGCTGAGTCCTGAGCCGCCCTACGCCTTGCTCTAGCCGCAACATAACGCTCTTTGTTGGCCTTGTAAAAGTTGCTTGGATACTCAGGGTTACGCTCAAGCCAAGCCTTAACTGCTTTTTGTCCATAGGCTCTTATTTTCTCAGGGTTTTGCTCTGCCCATGCTTTACCTAATTCTTTGACTTTCTCAGGATTGTCTTTGCGATATTGTTTAGCATAAGCACTACGCTTATCTCTGTTTTTCTCGTCATATTTCTTGTTAATGGCAGCTTGTTTCTCAGGATTCTTAGCCCTCCACTCACGTAAATACTCACGAGTTTTCTTTCTGCTCTCGTCAATGTTTGCAAGTCTTCTGTCGTTCTGCGCTTTCACACGGCACTTTCTGCAAGTACCATAGTGCTTATTCCTGCGCTTATCCATTTGGAATTCATCCAAAGGTTTGTCAACATTACATCTTTTGCAGATACACATGATTAGGCTTTGAACTGTGTTACTGAAGCAAGAATTGTAAATGTACCAGACGAAACTTTGATAATCAAATAACGATAGCTATCAATGCCACTAGCATTACCCGCAGTAGGCGCACCACCTAGCCATCTAGTAGTCACACCAGATGTAGTGCCATCCACTTGAACCGCAGAGTTGTAATAAGCCGTAGAGCCTTGAGTAACCAAGAAAGCCACAGTCATTGATTGACCTGTACTCATCAAAGTATCTAATGATGTACCGCTAGAGCCTCTGAAGTTAACTGTCCAGTTAGCACTTGCGTTACTTGTGTAGTACAGAACAGACTGAGTTGTAATGTCGTAAGCAATCGTGCCAGTAGCCGCAGTTGCTGACACTGTAGCTACTTCAGCCGCATCGTTTAGGACAATCGCAGTAGCTGATGATGAACCTGAGAAAGTCTTAGTAGCCGTAAATGTCTGTGCTGTGTTAAGGCTTGCAACATTGGTTAGCGTATTGTCAGCAAAGGTAATGGTTTTGTTTGTCAGGGTTTCAACGCCTGTCAAAGTAGCAAAAGAACCTGCTGTGAACGCTGCATTAGCCCATGTTGAACCTGTCCACACGAACAAGTTATTAGTGGATGTGTTCCAGTACAAAGCACCTGTGAGCAAAGCGTTACCATCATTGTCTACAGATGGCGCAGATGCTTTAGAACCTAAATATCGGTCATCAAACTCATCGTAAGTGTTAGACGCACTCGTAGCACTAGCAGCAGCATTTGTTGCGCTTGTAGATGCGTTTCCTGCGCTTGTAGAGGCATTGGATGCACTCGTTGAAGCATTGGATGCTGAAGTCGCAGCAGCAGCAGCACTTGTTGCAGCAGAAGTTGCACTTCCTAAGATGCCATCAACATAAGTCTTAGTGGCAGCGTCTTGGTTATTGGTAGGGTCACCCAATCCAGTAATCTTAGACGTACCCATTGCAATAGCACCCGACATCGTGCCACCAGTAGTAGATAACTTACCACTAAGAGAAGTATCAACTTCAGTCTTTGTGTAAGCGTCTGTAATACCATAACCAGAGATAGTCGTAGGATTCGTACCAGAAGTGATACGTCCAAATGCGTCAACAGTTACAGACTTATATGTACTAGCAGTAACGCCAGTTGTAGCCAAGTCAATCTCATCTGCCCCTACAACAATTCGTGCGCTTGAGGCAGTGTTCACGTTAAGTGTGTTGCCTGTCTTGCTCATACCTGTGCCAGCGATAACCTGACCTGCACCTGAAAATTGAGCAAAGGTAATTGATGTACTACCTAAAGTACCGCTTGTTGGAATAGTACAGATAAAGCCGTTATTTCCGTTAACTGTACCGCCCTCAACAAAGGTGTAAGCAGCTACTAACTCAGCATAAGTGTCAGCGTCTGTTGTTCTAGTCCATGAACCAGATGCACATAAGTAGATACCATTATTAGAAGCAGTAGTCTGGTCTTTAACCAATACTCGGTCACCTGCAATAACAGAAACTCCGTCTATGGTCTGTGCGCCAGATAAAGTAAGGTTAGCAGTAGAAGCAGCAACTACAGACGCTTTAGCATCAATACCTTGGGCAATAGCGTCTACATAAGACTTGGTTACCGCATCAGCATCAGCCGTAGGAGTACCAAGACCTGTAATCTTGTTTGTACCCATAGCGATAGCACCAGACATAGTGCCACCAGATAGATTCAGCTTCAAAGCGTCAGCAGTATCTACATAACCTTTGGTAGCAGCGTCTGAAGCATTGGTAGGTGTAGCAAGACCAGTAATCGTTCCTACTGTGCCAGAACTCATATCCAATGTGCCATCAATCGTGACGTTATTGAATGTAGAAGTTCCTGTAGCCGTTGTGACGTTACCAGAGACATTGCCTGTCAAGTTACCTGTGACATTACCTGTTACAGCACCTGTGTGTGTTCCAGTAGTGTTACCAGTTACGTTACCTGTCAAACCACCAACAAAGCCTGTAGAGGCAGTTACTGTAGTTCCTGTGATAGCTTGGGCAGATGAGCCACCAATCACCGCACCATTGATAGTTCCACCAGTAATAGTGGCAGACGATGATGTGAGTGGGCCTGACAGACCAGCCGTAGCCGTTAAAGTACCTGTCAGCGTAGATGTTCCAGTAACAGATAAGTTACCACCTACAGTTACATTGTCGCCAGCAGAACCATCTTGAAAGTTCTTCAACTGAGCCATCAATGTACGAATAGCATTGTTGACCAAACTTGGGGCCATACCCTCCGCTAGGTTAATACTGTTAATGTCAGTATTGTTATTAGCGGTACTGCTGTATTCTGAAATCTTGGTCTTTGCCATGTTAGTCCTTATTGGATACCCAAAAGATTACGCTGTTCTTCGTCTAAGTCTTCCATAGACAATAGACCTCTAGCCGTTGTTGGTGTAACAGCCCTAAAAGGACTACCAATTGTCTGTGGAACTCCACCAGTACGCATCATATTGGTTAAGTCCTCTACGCTACCTCTACGCATATTAGTAGCTAATCCACGAGAGCCAGCAGCACCAATAGTTAAAGGAATTCCAATCATAGGTGCTAATGCTGTAGTTCCAACACTAAGACCAACTGGCACAACACCAGTAGGTGCAAAGCGTCCAAAGAATTTCAACATATTCTGAACATTGCCACCTTTGGCGGCTTGCTCAATAGCGTCCTGTTCAGTCTTAGTAAACAAACGCATTTTCTTGTCATTCTTAGCAAGTTGACGCAATTGTTTAGCAAGTGAATTTTCTTCACCAGACTGAGTAAACTTACTTCTGTCTAGCTTTGCCTCGTTAAGCATATCCTCAAAGACTTCAGACTTCTTCATCTTTGAATAAGCGTTACGAGCCTCAGACCACAACTGACCTGCGTTTTTCATGTCTCCAGAAGCAATTGAATCTTTTGGGACAGTCATCAAGTAGTTATCGTAGTCATCCAAAAGAATAGATGCCATCCGTCTTTCTTCTGGCTCAATACTCTTTTGACCAGAACGAATCATCTTGCGTAAGGCTTGAAGTTCAGTCCAATCTTTAGGCTGAGCAGTAGATGTAAGTTCTTCAATAGCACCAGCAACTTTTGGAAATGCTTTAGGCGTATATCCCTCTTGCCTCAAACCCTTGGCAATATCATCCATCGCATTAACAAACTCATCAGTTTTTAACTGAACACCAGACCTTTGAAGTTGGTCATATCTGTCTGTTGCAATTCTGTCTAATGCTTGAGTAGATAATGCTTCTTGTTTTTGAGGACGCTTAACGCTACCAGCAGTACCTGTAGCCAATGTAGTAGCTGCGCCATATAAAGGATTACCAGTAGCTTCTGTAACTGTTTGACCAGACATAACAGCAGTAGGAGTCACAATCGCTTGTGTCTTAGGGGCTACAGCAAGTTGCTCTGTAACTCCACGAGTAACAGGAGATGCAGCAGTTGTAGATGCTTTAATCAATGCAGGAATAGTCCTAGCTACTCCTGTCATCGCCTCTAATCCACCACCAACAACTCGCTCAGTTGGTGTTTGTGTCTCTGGCGCAGCAGGTACACCAGAACGAGTCATCAAGTTTTGAATAGCTTGAGATGCTGGAATAAGACGCTTATCAGTAAATGGAGAAGCAATTACATTTAATAGCGCATTGACTGCATCAGCAGCAGGGACAGCCATTGAGCCTACAAGAGCACCCAATGGGCCACCATAAGAGCCAATCTGTGCGCCAGCTAATGTTGGTGCAACAGCACGATAAGTTAAACCAGCACCACGCTCAAATGATTCTCTAAGTGTTGGAGATTTAGGCTGACCTTGATTAAGAACAGCTAAACCAGCATCGGAAACTTTAGTTAAGTCTCCTGATTGCAAAGCCAACAGGTCACTATCAGATAATTGAGTTAAGTCCATTATCCACCGCCTTTTTTGCGTCTTTCAATTTCAGCTTGAATAGCATCTTGACTTGGCAATCCACCGCTTGTAGGGGCAGTTGGCAATTTAGGTATTGGCGCAGTAATCTGACTTGCAGCACGACCAGAAGCAACTTCAGCAGATTTAAGCAAGTTATTAAGACGCTCTTGCTTTGTTTTAACTGTTGTTGTGCTATCTCCCAATTGTGGGAAATATGATTTCTTGTAACCAGCCAACTGTTCACGGCTATAAGCAGCACCAGTTCCTAATGTTAATGCTGCATCAAGAATATCCTCTTGCGCTGCTTCAACAACTTGTCGTTGGTCTGTATTTAATTTGTTTGGCAAAAAGTCTGTGCGTGATACAAAACGAGCAATTTCTGCTGGTGTACTTGGCATAGCCGCTTTGGGGTCTAAACCAATAGCTTCATTCATTTGTCCAACGCTGAAGTTCAAACGGCTTGCTAATGTTGCCGCCTTACGCTCACCCTCATTAGGCATATTGATTGTTGTGCTTGGACGCTTTTGGTCTTGTAACTGAATATATGCTGCCTGTTGGTCTTTAGGCAACTTCATAAAATCTTGGAACTCTTTAATTGAGCCAGCAGGTGCATCAGGTGCGGTATAAAGAACACGCATATCGTCTTTATCAAGAACAACATTTCCAACTGTTACAGTATCACGCTTTTTTGAACCAGCAACCAATCTTGGAGGCATACCAGCAGAAATCTCATAAAGCGCACCATTAACTTCTTTGTACTCTGGTTGCATTGCTTTCTGAGAAGCAACCAACTCATTTAGTGCTTTGCGACCTTCAGCAGAACCCATCAATTGAGGAATTGCTTTTTGCAAATCAAAGCCACCAGCAGTCATGCCTTCGCCTACTCGCTGACCCATTATGTCCTCGCCATAAATCTCTTGAGGTTTGGTTACAGCACCTTGTATGACACCTTGAATTCGTTGTTGTTCAGCTAGTTGTTGTTGCTCTAACTTACGCTTACGAATCATGTCAGCCAACTGGACATTCTGTAACTGGCTTTGCAATGTGTCTTGCATACCGCCACGATAGGCTTTCTGACCTTGTTGCAATCCCTCAACAATAGATTGACCAGTATTCCCACCTTGGAATAAACGCCCTGCTAGGGCATACAAGGCTTGTGCTTGTGCATCGTCACGATTACGAGCAATGTCAGCTTGTGACATACCCAACAGACCCATTGTGTCTGCACCGCTAGTACCAAAAATGTCTAATAGTCCAGCCATATTTAATCCCACCAGTTAGAGCCAAGAGTAGGGTAACTAGCATCAATAGTTCCCATGTTAGAGCCACCAGTTAAAAAGTTAGATGCGCTGTTATACAAGTTACTGATGCCAGTAGAACCACCGAGATTCTTATAAAGACCACCAGCAGTAGCAGCAGTACCTAATATATTTTGCAATGTAGATGTGTCAGCAGCACCACTAGTAGTAGATGAAGCCACTCGTCCTAATGGATTACCATAGACAAGTGATAAATAGTTCTGTAAGTTCTGTTGTGGCTGGTTTTGCAAGAAGTTAAACTTAGCAATGTCGGATTGCATTTGCTGACCTGTGTAGCCTTCACGCAACTGACCTGCTTGCAACATATTCTGAATGTCTTGATAATCAGCTTGAGCCATTTGAGGCGCAGCCATCGTAGCAGCTTGTTGTCTTGCTCTCTCGTCAGCGTAATTCTGATAAGCCAGTTGACCAGCAGTATTAGCTAAGTTTTGCCCAAATATACCTGCTGCCCTGTCTTGCAATGAACCCATAGCACCAGAGCCATAACGCCCTGCTAGGCTTGCTTTAGAGCCAATGTCGCCTAGTGTTTGTTGAAACTGAGTCTGCGCTGCTTGTGCAGCAGGTTGAAACGCACCTTGAAAGAAAGGGTTTCCACCTAGAAATCCACCAGAAACTGTGTTCTGTAGCTGATTCTGTGCAGACTGAAGTAAGGGATTACCCAAAGAAGCACGAGCCTCAAGAGCCTGTAGACCAGTTTGAGTGGTAGTGCTAGGACTTACAAAGGTAGGGCCACCATAATACTGTGGGCCACCGCCCTGATACGCTTGCTGTGCTTGCTGTAAGCCATACGAAAGGTACGGCTGAATTGTTGGGTCAATTGACGATGTGGTAGTAGTAGCCATCTTTTACTCCTAGAGTTTCGGATTCCAAGATGGGTCATCCACGGAATCCATTATACATAAATTATTAAAATCAACCAATAATTGCATACCGATATGTCTTATTTGCAGTCGAATTGGCAAAGTGGGTAATCGTAGCCGTACCCTGTCCTTGGGAACTAGCGTAAATACCATTAAAAGTAGCACCACCGCCTACTAAATTCATAGTAGCTATGACTGATGGCACAGCAGGTCTTGTCG